TTGTTGCCCGGAGTCAGTCACTTTGGAACCCCATGCGTTCTGAGGGCACGATGCACACAGGTCATTCTGCGGATCGCTGGACTCGGGGTCGGGACTGACACCATCCAAAGAGAAGCAGTCAGGTGCTTGCGGTTCAGCGTCCTTGTCCCATGACTTAGCGTACCAAGGCTTGGACAGTCGGGGATTGGCACCGACGATCACCACGTCGAGGGTCGTGGCATCGAGCACAGTCTCGGTATCGCCTTCCTTGATACGGAAGCGGCTACCCTTGATGGAGATTTTGGGGAACGATTGGCCCGAAGACAGACCGCCAGTCAGCGATGCAGCCAGTGTGGAGGGAACACCAACGCGGGCAGCGAGGTGGGCGGGGACTTGGATATTGACGGGAACGATGTTGCTCATTGCGAGACTCCTTGGGTTACGAACGGATGATGGGGGGATTGATGGCGCGGTTGATAGCGCCAGCTTGGGTTACTACGTACTGACGTTGTGCTGCTTGTTTCTCCTTCTCGAACATATCGGACTGCACGCCTAACTTGTCGCGCATAGCCGATGACACGAGATGATCAGCGATGGCTTGATGGTCGGCGCAGTAGACGAACCCCGGCGTCCGTTCGCCGTGGATCAGGGCGTCTGGGTTCATGGTGCGGACGATGAAGCCGTTGTCGATCCTGAACGCGACCATCGCAGCCATGCTGTTACTGAGCATGTCGTGCAGCTTGTTGATGCGCTCTGTTTCTTTTGGTTGTTGTAGCCCCTCATAGGCGGCTTGTGCCAACCACTTCTTAAATGCTTTGATCATTGTCAGTCCTCTGCTTTGGCACCGGGTTTGCGAATATTCACCTCCAGCTTGGTGCCGTATGTAATACCGGGGGGAACTGCTTTGTTGGCCTCGATGTATCCACGCACAGCGATCTTGCTCACGCGCTTCTCTAGCATGTCGTAGGCTTCGTTGTCGCGGATAAACTTCAGCACCTCATCCCACTCAGCCACGTTCGCGTAGTCCGTGGTGGTGAGAAACGCCGTACCAAAGTCAGACTTGAAACTGGTCAACCCCTGCGCATCCATCTGCGTCTTGAGGTACGCCTCCAGCTTCTCCAACTTGGTCTTGATTGTGGTCACCTCGTCCTTGATCTTTGTCTCAAGGGCGGTCTTCTGATCCCGCAACTTCATGTAAGTGCGGATGACATCTCCAATGTTGGGGATGCCTAGTTTCTGGCGTGTGTCAGACGCCACCTCTGCTTCACTCATATCATCACCTCTGCGTTTGTTGTTGAATCAAATCCAGCAGCAAGCCTTGCAGCTTCTGCTTGTTCCTCAGTCGCTCGTACATCTTGTGCTCAAGGTCTGTCGCCTCGATGTGGATCACGTTGGAAACCTTCTTCTTGCCGATGCGCTCGATGCGACCGTTCGCTTGCACATAGACTTCGTTGCTGTTGATCGGCCCGTACCAGATGATGGTCGATGCAGTGGTCAGTGTCAGACCATGCGCCATCGTTCCGGGGTGAGCGATCAAGACGTGCGGAGCCTTGGTGTTCTGGAAGTCGTGGAATATCTTGTTGCGTTGTGTGCTTGACACTTCGCCGTTGACCACGCCCACGCTCCAGTGTTTGCTCAGTTCCTTCTCCAGCATATGCAGTGTCCCTGTCAGCGGCACAAACAGGATCACCTTCTCACCAGCTTCTTCAATCACCTCCTTTACCAAGTTGATACGTGGGGAGCAGTCGATCTCGATGTTCTGACCATCATCGCCATACGCCACGCCGCAAGCGATCTGCACGAGTTTCTGAATCTTCACCGCCTCGTTGACTGCGGTAATTGTCCCGTCTTGCGCAGCCTCGGTTACGAAGTGCCGAAGCATCTGCGTGTAGTGTTTCTTCTGCTCGGTGGTCAACTCCACCTGCCGGGTCTGAATGATGGTGTCGGGTAGGTCGAAGCACTCGTCCCGCGTGTATCGCACAGCAGGTTGCAGGATGTGCTTCACGATCTCTACCGACTCGGGGCGCGGCACGAACTTCCACTGACCGATCTTCATCATCACCTGCTCACGGAACGCCGTGAACGTCTTGGTGCAGTATGGGCTGTTGACCAGCTTTGCCAGTGCCCATGCGTCCGTCGGATCGTTGGGTGTCGGTGTGCCAGTCATCAGCCACAGACGTGCTTGTGGATTGCTGTCGATCCAGCGGCGGAAGATTTTGAACCGCTGCGTCGATGGGTTGCGTAGCACAGCGGCCTCGTCCACGATCACCAAATCAAACATGCCGTGGCACTCGTCCTTGATGATGGAGAAACCGTCATGGTTGATGATATAGAAGTCAGCTTCAGTGCGCAGCAGCTTCATCCGCTTCTCGGCAGTACCGTGCAACACCACGAAGCGCCGATGCACAAGGCCGGTAAAGATACCGTCACCCCACACGCGCTCCAACGTACTGAGCGGTGAGAGGATCAGCACCTTCTTGATCGCCTTGGTTCTGATCAGATAGTCCGCAGCCCACAGTGCGCTCTGCGTCTTGCCCGTGCCGATCTCGTTGAGTACCAGACAGCGGTGGTGCAACGTCAGGAACGCTGCTGTCTCGCGTTGGTGGTCGAACGGTGTGTACTGTCCGGGCCAGTTGTAGTAGTGCAGGATGGGGCTGGGCGCTTTGATGCCAAGATTGCGCAGCACACGTACCTCATCGAGTCGATGCGGTGTGACCACGATCGGTACGCCCCGGACCTCCAGCGGCTTGGCAGTCGGGATGCTATCGAGCACCCGATTGGGATTGTTCAGCTTGAGGGCCAGTGCTTTGGCCTTCTCCACAACGAGCATGTCACATCATCCTGTCTTGTATGTATCGTTCTAGTTCGGCGCAGGAGTCCTCGTCGAACACAAGGAACCAGCGCCCACCCGCTGCTTGAATCTCTTTGCCACAGCGGACCTGTAACTCCGTTGGCTTCTTGGTCTTGTCGGCCTTGACCTCGATGCCGACAAATCCACCGTTCACAATCGTGATGATGTCGGGGATACCAGCGCGGCCCATGCCGTTTGCTGCGGGGAAGAAATACCAGAGGTTGTACTTCTTCAGCACCCCGGTCACCATGCGTTTGATCTTGCCTTCCGGTGTCAGTGCGCTCATATTACGCTCCTTTACAGCGATGTCAAGTAAGGTTAAACCCTAGCGTAGTCACAGTCGTGTCGGCAGGGACAGTACCTGCACAACCCAGAGGGGCGGGCGGGCCAGTTGCCGTGGTCGTAGGCATCATGGATACGCTGGATGCGCTTCATCACCTCAGCCCACACCGTGTTGATGTCAATGCGGTTATACCGCTCGGTGTCCATCTCCATCGTCTTGAGCCAGACCAGCGATGTCTTGACCCGCTGCACATCGGGGAAGTGCTTGAACACCTGCGCTGCAAACATCTGCATCTGGAACTGGTCGGCGTTGCGCTTACCCGTCTTCCAATCCATGACCACGGCATCGTTGCCGTTGATCACGAGTACGTCAAGTTTGCTGCGCAGCCATGCGTCAGGCTCCCACCAACCTGTTGGTGTAAGGTTCTCCGTCAGCACAAGCTCGTGCTCGATGTACAGCTTGCCATCCCGGGCGATCTTCTCCACCGACTGGCATAGCGGCTCGTACTGGGCGACCTCTGCATCCAATCCCGACCCTTTCAGTCGGTTTTCAAGGAACGTATGGATACGTTCCCCGTACTTGGACGCTTCGCCGCCTTCGTCGATCACCTCTTTCTTGATCCGCTGGCGGTAGTACCGCAACGGACAGTTCTCGAACAGCTTGATCGAGGAGTAGGAGTGGCTCAGGCGCATAGCAGTGGGCCACAGGGGTTGTCCCTGCGGCGGTGTTCGTTGGAACCCCCAGTGTATATCACGTGGACATGCGCTGCAAGGTGTCGAACTTGGCAAGTTCCAGCGTCGCCACCAGTTGCATCAGGTCAGTGATCCCCGATGAGAAGCGATGGTAGTCGCCGCCGATCTTGACCAGCATGAACACCTCGGTTGCATCAGGGCTGTCCTTGATCTGGTTGGTCACGGCCTCCAAAAGTTGGAGGGCATCTTGGTTGCGTGGTGTGCGTTTGATCTCAGCGATGGTCATCATGTATCCCCGTAGTTGGCAGCTTTCCCCGACTCACAGGCAACGGGCAGACCCGGCGCCCACTTGGGTGGGGTAGACATTACAGCAACAAGTTTGGCTTCGGCTGCGTCAGCAGTCTCGGCCGGTGAGGTGATGATGATCTCATCGTGAACTTGGAACGCCACATGGTAGTGCTGCCCGATGGATGCCATCTGCTCACGGATGACAATGGCTGCAAGGGCTTGGATCAGGTTCTCTGTTACCTTGCCCCCATAGATACGTGTCCATGCGATCTCGTCGACGTTGCCAGTAAGCACCCGGTCGCGTATCGCCTTGCGGTAGGAGCGGGCATCGGAGATGTACTCAAAGCCATTGCTCGTCGAACGCAGTGCGGGATACTGAATCTTCAACTTGTTGGGCAGTGCAATGCCAGTGTTGTCGAACGTCACTACGTCATGCAAGCTGCCGCTGCCGCCTTGTGACATGGTGGTCAACATGTTGGCACAGCGTTGCCAGAACTGAACGATCTTGAAGTTCTTGGTACGGTAGATTCGTACGATACGCTCGGCTTCGTTGAGGTCAAGTTTGACGTTGATGCCGCCCTGTCCGATCTCCAGTGTGCGCCGCAGCTTCTCTGCGCCCATGCCGTAGCCAAGACCAAGGATGCAGGTCTTGCCGACGAATCGCTCGATCTTGTCAGCCTTGGTGATCCTGCGCCCATAGACTTCGGTGGCAAACTCAGAGTACACATCTCGCTTCTCGCGGAACGCTTGCACCAAATCATCTTGCCCTGCGATGTACGCCACCATACGGGCCTCGATCTGCGAGGAGTCACAGGCGATGACCATGTGTCCTTCGGGCGCTTTGAGTGCCTTGCGGATCGTTGTGTTACCCCGGCTCGGCAAGTTCTGGAGGTTGAGTTTGTCGCCGCCACTGAAGCGGCCCGTGTGCGCACCATAGTAATTGAGCATGATGGGCAGTCGCCCACGCCCTGCCACACTGATCAGGCTCTCTGTCCGAGTCTCCTCGATGGTGGACTTGACCCCGAGGCGAGCGGCTACTACGTTTTGCACACGCTCGTCAGGATGTTCCAGCAAGTCGGTCATGCCTTTGTCGGTCTTAGCGAACGCCCACGCTTCTTTGCCAGTGGTCGGACTCACCTTGCGGGGAGGCTCGATGCCGAGGTTCTTGAGGTACTTGGCAAAGATGTCGTTGGACATGAGCATCTTGGTCAGCGCCTCCTCGCTCACGCCGCTCAGGCCGAGGTCATTTATTAGTCCGCGCTTGCGGGTGCGCACTTCTTCAAGGTGCTTCTCTAATAGAGGCACGTCCAGTTCGATCACTGGCTCGGTGTACATGCGCAGCGTCTGGTCAATCACCAACAACTCGCTCGATGGGAAGCCGACCTTGAGCTTGTCAAACAACTGCTTGGTCATGTTCACATCGTTGATGCAGTACTGTCCGTACTGCGCAAGGTCAGCCTCAGTGAAGTCCGCTTTGCGCTTGCCCAATGCAGCTATCACCTCATCGCCCTTCTTGCCGATGCCGTAGTAGGTCGCCAGCGCAGCGAGACTGCCACCTACAGTGACGTTGTGCAGTGGTCGCGCCATGCTCAAGGTGTCGAGCCACAGCTTCGGACGGATGCCAAAGTGCCACGAAAGGATGGCCCCGTCGAACGCAGTGTGGTGGCACAGGATCGCCCGCTTGCTGTAGTCCAGTGACTTGAGGAACTTACCGGGGTTGTCCCCGCTGTACCAGTCAGTGGGGTAGTCGTTGACCTTGACCCCTACACCGATGACTTCAAAGCGCGGGTCACGGACATACGCCTCGGTGGTCATCTTCGACAAAGAGAAGTCCTTGTCGTAGTAGGTTTCAAAGTCGATGGTCACGATGTCCATCATCTCAATATCCTTTTCTTTGCTTTGAACGCAGTCATGTATTCCTTGAACTTGGGATCGACAGAGCCGATGTAGTCAAGCAGTTCGCACATCTCTTTGAACATGCGTAGGTCATCTATCGACATCTGCTCATGCTCACTGTTACTACCCTGCAATGTGATCGTTCCCGCCCCACCGAATGGGCCACCAGTATTCACAGTCATGGTATGCCCAGTGGGTGGAAATGTGTTGTTAGATACGATGGTGACTGGACTGTTGCTCATGCAGCACCTCAACAAGTTTCTCTAGATAGTGCAGTCCCTTGCCTGCTTCGATAGGCGACTCATCCTTAGTGCCCAGACGCATGACGTACTTGAGTGCGCCACCCCGGTAGTAACCGATGCGCTGCTCGATGGGCCATGTGTCGACCACGTTCCA